ATGTTGTACAGTATGGCGATACACTTTCAGGCATTGCGGCTAAGTTTGGAACGACTTATCAATACTTAGCAGAAATTAACGGTATCGCAGACCCTAATGTTATCTATGTTGGACAAGAAATCGTTATTAACGGCGAGCCAGTTGCCAATACAAGCGATGAAGTTTATTACACAATCCAAGACGGCGATACATTGAGCGGTATTGCAGAAAGATACGGAACATCTTATCAATATCTTGCATATCTGAACGGTATTTCAAATCCTAACGTTATTTACGCTGGAACTACAATCAGAATTAGATAGGCGGTGGCGAGATGCCAAGAATAGATGTTGAAATGTTAATAACATTCGTCTTTTGGATCAGTGGTTCTATCGTTACGTTGGGCGGTGCTGTGGCGATACTCGAAAAGTGGTCACTAAAATTCAAGCAACCTGAAGATAGGCAGAATGAACGGCTAGATGATCATGATAAGCGTATTAGCAAATTAGAGTCAGATCGTGACGACATGAAAGAACAATTGCTAGATCTAAAAGAGATGAGCCGACTATTGCTGGCTCAGGTAGCCGCACTTGCTAACGGTGATGCGGATGCGATCAGATCTGCCAGTGACGAAATCGTTAGTTATTTAAGACATAAAATATAGGAGGAAATGAAAATGCTTATTAAAAACAACAAAACTTATGACGTATTAAAGGAAATTGCACTTACAGTATTACCTGCTTTATCTGTATTGTACTTGGCGCTTGCTGGCTTATGGGGATTGCCTTATCCACAGCAAGTAAGTGGTACAATCATGGCAATTGATGCATTCTTAGGTGCATTGTTACATGTATCAACCAAACAATACAATGAAGCAAAAGCCGAAGAAGATTTGAAGTAAGCAAAGCCCACCTTAAATGGTGGGTTCTTTTTTTATGCACATTTATATAAAATAATTTATATATTTATCTTGACATTATATAATTTATCTTGTATATTATAGTCAAGGAAAGCCCAAAGGGGTTTGAGGTAAAAAACATGAAAACTTATGGAAATGAAAGAACACATCTAAACTTATCTGCAACAGCATTTAAAAATTACTCTAATTCAGACTTCACTATCCATGAAGAAGAAACAGAAAACGGATACACATATACCATCGACGGTGGCATTTATTCAGATGGTTTATCAGAGAAGGATATAAACGACTTCTTCGAGCAATTAGAAGAAGTCGAAGATACATTAGAAACAATTTTGGCTAATCATCAAAACGATAGCATCAGAATTGATGAAACAATCAAGACTGGTGAAGAATGGTTAGAACACTTTAAAGACACAAACACATTAGAGGAAACAGCATTACTCACTAACTCATACGCTGATTATTACAAGTATGAGTTACAAATTCTAGGATAGGGGACAACATGGAAAAGAAAGAATTTATAGCATTAATCAAAAAAGTTAACGAAGAAAATAAAGGTGTTTGGGCTTATGCCAATTTTAAAGATAAGGACACCTTAAACATCGAATTGCAAAGCGATAAGATTGAAAATGAATCTTCAACTTATCATTTGCACAAAACATCTTTAGAAGCGGCAAAGAAAGATGTTGAAAACTTCTTGAAATGGCATAAGGTTGCTGTTCAAGAAGAAGAGAATGGGCTTGAGTTCAGGGATTCCTTATATGAGTCCCTGAACACATTAGAATATGAATACGTTCTAATGAATGGAGAAACCAAATATGGTAGTGAATGGCTGTCAGAAATTGACGGTTCAGAAAATGCAGATGAAGTTTTCGGAAAACTTGTTGAAGTATACCGTAGACTTGATGACGGATACACTAGAGTATTCGAAATCAAAGCACAAGAAGCATTGGAATTCTAGGAGGGTAATATGGAAAGATATATACTAAACGATGCTAAATTGGAAAATCGTAATTCTTATAAAGACATATGCGTTGCGTTGGGTGGAAGTGACATCGCAACCTTGATCATGGTGGGAATGACAATGGAAAATCGTCCAGCCACCGTTTCTCACTTAGAAATGAAAGAGTTGAATTTTGGCGAAGATGGCGAGTATAGCGCTTGGTTAGTGGACGGTGATACATCCATCCCTGAGCATTACACATTGACGGCTGAATTCAGAAACTGGCTCAAGATCTATGATGATGAGGGCTATTGCACTTACTTCACAGCCCCATTCATCAGGGTATATCAAGCCGGACAGTTTGGTTGCCTTATCCAGTTATGTCAGGAATACTCAAGCATCAAGCAACTAAAAGAGATGCTGAAGAGCGATAAGAAGATAATCGCTGAAGTCATGGAAGAAGAAGTAAAACGTATTCTTCACAGCGATAAGACAACTTATCAAATTGCAAAGGAAACAGGAGTTTCGACAGCAATCATTGATAACTACCGTACAGGCAAATCAAAGATAGAAAATATGACAATGAGCATACTCCAAAAGTTGATTTGTGCTAGAACAGATAAATAAGAAGAACTTGATTAAAAATTGGCCAAAAGGTTTCAGTAAATATTATATTTTTCTGGTCAACTTTTTGGTCAACTTTTTTAAATTTTCGTAATCATTCTATACATGCACGTGCAGTAAAATAGCGGTCCTGTAACGTGCTGTCATGTGTAAAACCATGCTCAATCTTTTCTCATCACTCGCTCCATAACAAAATAAACCGCTTAAATAGCGGTTTTTCTTATGCTCCGGTCAACTTTTGGTCAACTTCTGGATAGTTTTTCGATAATACTCTGCATTTCAGCATCTGTTTGTTCTAGCAGATGTGAATATGTATTTAAAGTTATGTCAATCTTGCTATGGCCAAGATGTTTTGAAACTGCAATAATGTTGCATCCGTTACTTATTGCGTTTGTAGCGAAGCTATGACGTAGACCGTGAATTGTTACTTTTTGATTAATCGTAGCTGCTTTTTTCTTAGCTCTATCAAATTCACGCTGGATTCCTGAAATAGATAACGAGTGTTCAGAACCGAACAAGTAAACTCCATCTGTTTCTAATAATGGTTTAATTGCGTCCATCACAATGCCTGTTAAATTGATTTTACGAGGCTTTCCTGTTTTCGTAGGTAATTCTCCATTTGTAAAATGTTTGATTGATTTAACGATGTTTGCTGTACGTTCTACAACGTTTATATCATCGTGGTGTAAAGCCATTGCTTCACCACGTCTACATCCGGTCCAATATAAGAAAATGAAGAATTTCTTATATATTTCTATTTCGACGAATTTTAAGAATGTATTGAACTCATCAATGGTCCATACCTGTTGCTCTTCCTGGATTTCCCTAGGGCGCTTTAGTGGCTTAAGTACATGATCTACTGCCGGAAGCCCATAGAATTTATTTGCATAATTGAAAACCGCTCGAACATATTGGACTGTTGTATTTTTTGTTCTAAATGCATACTTATCATTTTTTGATAAATCTGCTCTCCAAGCGTCTAATTGCAATGGAGTTATTTTTTTGATTGGCAATTCATAGTAATCTGAAAATCTTTGAATAAAGTGTGTTTTTTTGATCTGGCGCATTGTGTCAGATGATTCAATGCTATTCATATATTGCTCTGACATTTCTCTAAAAGTTAACTCACCGGATGTATCTTGTGTTAATCGCTGTGCATCCGCTTCAGCATGTAATGCGTCGCGCTTTGTTTCAAAGCCACGCTTCTTTTTCCATGATACTTTATTCGTAATTGGGTTTTTTACTTTAAAAACGTAATACCAAAGCCCTGTAGACTTATCTTTTGCGACTGACATATAAACCTACTTTCTAGCTTAAATACAAGTCATTTTTTGTACCGTAGCATAATTTCAAAATTATAATTTGTCGAGCCTTGTTCCCAAACCGGATTTCCATTATCGTTCTCGTTAAGTTCTTTATATTTTCCGCCTTTTATCTCAACTTTTACCCAATCAATGTTATGGATAATCTTTAACAAACCTTTATTTTCTGTTTTTGGAATGTAACCTATACAGATATACTCACCATCCGAATTCTCTGCCAGAACTTTAATTGCGTTATGATCGTACGCGTTGTCCGGCTCTGGCTCAAGCGCTGCATTAATAGTTAAAGGCTCATATTTCCAAATTCTATCAGTGATAAATTCTTCATCTGCCTTTTTTGCACTATATGACCATTCATCTGTTTTTTGAAATTCATCTGCCTGTTCTAAATTCTTTATTAATGATTTGATATCTTTTTCTTTATAGTTTGTTCCGAAAACAGGACAACTGAAGTATTCATAATTATCTATGTTATTCGCTGTTTCCTTATTGGTCTGCTGGATTTGCTGTTTGTTTTCGACTGCTACAGGTTCATTGTTGATACTTGTTACTTTATGTTGAATTGTTTCTGAATTTTTAGTTGTTGGCAATTTACCAACACGCAATTTTTTCCATAATTTTATATCGATAAATAACAGAAATGCCGTAAACAAAAGTGGAATAATATAAGAACTATTGAAACCCTTAGAAATTTGTATTGTTGCTCCAAGAAGCAATAATGCTGTAAATGATGAAAGGATAATAAATAAAATCCAAAGTAATATTTTTTTGATTGACATAATATATTCTCCTAGAACTTTCTTCTAAGTTCTATAACTTTTCCTATGATTGCAACAGGTTTATCCTGGATGTCGGATTGGCTGAAAAACATTGGTGGATATGATGGGTTTAATGAATGAAGAATAATGCCATCATTATTTTTAAATAATTTCTTACAACAAGCTTCATCACCGTTAACTTTTGCAATAACGATATCACCGTTATTAGCGTCTGATTGGCTTTTAACGATAACGATATCATTATCATTTAAATCTGGCTGCATCGAGTCGCCTTTAATTCGTAATGCTAAGTATGTTCCAGCTTTCGCCAATTTAGGATCTATTTCTTCCCATTCGTCTGGATCGTCATAGTTAACTTCTTCAATTGCTAAATTAGGGATGCCTGCTCTACTTGTTCCAAGAATAGGGATGAGAGAGCCTTTTTTAATTTTATCTTTCCAGTCAGGACCGAATTTAGACATGGAAGAAGTAGAATAGTGCGCTTGTACATCTTTTATTGTTGGGATAAACATATTATCTTCGGTGAGTTTGGAATAAAGCTCATCATCTGTTTTATATTCTGATGTTCCCTGTAGCCAATCAGCTTTTACACCGAAGTAATTGGCTATCTTCTGTAACTTTTCATATTTAGGGGATGATTTTCCTCTTTTCCAATCGCTGAATGTTGATGGTGGAATACCTGTTGCTTTTGCAACATCTGAACTTTTAACACCTGTTGAGTTTAATAATTCTAAATATCTTTCGTACATTTTGCGGTCTCCTTCCGAAAATTTAGAAAACCTAAAAATATGCGTTGACAATTTAGAAATCCTAATATATAGTAATAATGTAGTTAGGAAATCTAAATTAAAAACACCTATTTTATATATATTTTCTTCGCAAGTTAATTATATATAGGATTTCCTAATTACACAATGAAATATATAAATTTTTCTAGAAGGGAGTGAAGAAATGCAGCCAAGTTATGAAAAATTTGAAGATTTTTTGAAACAAAAAAATGTATCAGTCAGCACAATTTGCATAGAAACTGGAATACCAGGAAGCACATTTAGCGATTGGAAGAAAAAGAAAAGTTACCCTAAGGTAGCAAAACTTTATAAGATAGCTAATTACTTCGGTGTTCAAATGGAAGATTTATTGAGTAGTACAGGAGATTAGAGAATGAATATTTTAAAAATCATTAAGTCTTATCAAGAAGCACAACACAAAGCATATGAACACGAAGATAGATTATTCAAAATGATTTATCCGAACATCGAGATTAGTCGATTCCAGTACGATTCTATTGTTGAAGCAATAATTAAAAAGTTTAAAAAACTTGGAATAAGCTATGGTACAGCAAAAGAAATTTTAAGTACAGTTTCTAACAAGATTGATCAAGAGATGGAAAAAAAGAAAATATGAACAAAGGAGTTGCACAATGCGCATACACAACAACGCTGAACTTGTTCGGATGCCTTACTTGAAGAAAACAGATGTTGGAAGGATTTCAGGATATACAAGAAAAGACCTGAACACATTGTTTGATGCAGCGCAGGAAATTGACAAGAAAGAATTAGGCATTAATTATTTGTTCTCTTATAAGGTGAGGACAAAGAC